CTGCCACCGCCACCACCTCCGCCACCGCCCGTGCCCGGATAGGTTGGTGCGGTTGCGTTTCGCACGGGCAACCAAACACCGTTGCCCGTATTGTGGCAGACCAGGCGCGTGCCCTGCCCCATGGCACCGTAAACAATTAGGTCGTTGCCAACCTGCTCCAGGCGGCTAATGCTTGATTTGGTTTGGCCGTTGGTGTCAGGATTCGTGCCCGGCGTAAAATCGGACTGGCCGAAATCGGGCGGGGCGCTCGTGCCGTCCCAATCATTGAGTAGCTGATACACGCGGTTGTAACGATTTGAGTAGCCCGAAACCGGCCACGTGTTAAGCGTTGCGTTTAGGTAGTCGTCAAGGCTTCGCCCGCCGCCGATGTTAGCAAGGATTTGATTAGCGCTTGCCGGCGCCTGATGATAGACCGACAGCATGAAAATGGTTTGTTTAACATTGTCGGTTGACATGCCCCAACCGGCCAGCGTGTCGAACGCGCCGCCGCTACCGAAAACCCAATCAAGAAAAAACTGGTCCTGCACAGCGTGGTTCTCCTTGTCCTGCGCTGATGCCATCCATGAATCAGCGTCATCTTGATAAAGGTAAAAGCCGGTCCACCACACCGAATCAGTGTCGGACGGATGATTAGCTACAGCATCTTTAAGGCGCGTTGAAAGCTTGTCATAGCTAGCGCTTGCATTATCGCGCAATCGCTCCATAAGCGCCGCCGCGTTATAGGCGTAAAACTGGCCGATACCAAGCGTGATAGGGTCATTCATGTTGACCGCTGCATAATCGCAGTTAGATTCGACGGTGCAGATTGTATACTCACAAAACTGCTGCTGTTCTTTTGTCCATGCCATGCCTGCTCCTTACAAAAGTAAACCCCTCGTGCCTTGTCCACGAGGGGTTTAGAGTGGTGCCTAGGGCTGTATGCGTGAACCCGTGGCCTACTTATTTTACATCAATGTTAAACAGCTGTGCAAGTTTGGAGTTTGCAAGTTCGGGGGAAAGCTGGCATACGTTTTCGAAAATCGAGACGATTTCTGTGAGGATGATGAAAACGCACACGGGGACGAATAGCGGCAGGGTGAATCCAAGGTCGATAAACTGCATGGCCCATTCCACGAGAGCTGCCAGAATGATAACCATGATAAAGCCGCACTTATGCCACCCGCCAGCACGCATTTTGGTTGAATCCAGGGTTTTGTTTGCAACCGCTTGCATGATTCCGGTGACAAGGTCCATTACAATAAACGCTGCTACGATTGCCGCAATGTGCCAATTCATGTGTACTTCCTTTCAATTGTTACCTTGTATGTATCATTTTCTAGGACTGCCATGCCATCAGGATTGGGCCTAACATCATTACCGCTATTATCAGGGCCGTTGTCACCTCTAGCATAGGCTTGCCACTGCTCCTTACTACCGTAAAACAAATCAAGGTCAACATTACCGGCAATGCCGTTAACGGCTCCGTCTGAGCAAAATTGCCATGCCACCACGTTTCCGTCAGCAGCTGGGCACTCCCATCCTTGTGCCTGGAGCCATGTCGGGCTTGCGACATCTGGGTAGGATGCAACCCATCGGGCACAGTTGGGGTTAACGCCGCCCTGGTTAAAACGCCACGGGTTGGCGTAAATCCAGGGCCACACGTCCGTTTGCTCGTGCACGTACTCCACGAATGCATTAACCCAATCAACCGACTGGTTGCCCTCCCAGTCCAGGACTGGGATACCCTGGCCGAAATAGTTACGGCACTTGTCGACGAAAAACGCGGCTTCGCTGTTCGCGTCCCCCTCGTCCGCGAAGTGGTAAAAGCCCCAGGGCATACCCGCTGCAATAGCTTGCTGGACGACCGAATCACAGTAGCCATCAACGAACCAGTTGCCCTGCGTTGCCTTTACGATAACTGCATCGGCCCCGGTAAGGGCGGGGTTATACCCGCCCTGATAGTTTGAGGTGTCTAGGAAGTTAATCATACGCTGGTAACACCCACTTTATAAGTTCCACCGGTTTTGTTAATGAAACTTTGCGTATATTTACTATTCGAAGGGGCGCTAATATCAAGTGTGAGAATGTTGGCATTGCCGGTGTTGGTGTAGCCATTGCCAGTTAGCGTTTCATACGAGGCATCTAAGATTGCTTGCATGTACAACATAGTTGCTCCATTGGTGGTTGCGTTGATGTTACACAGCGGCGGCAACGTTTTAGATGTGTTTTCTGGCGCGCAACCGTAGATAAGCGCCCCATGGATGCTCATGATCCCATCCGTCAGATAAACTATGTTGCCAACAGGTTCTTGAATGTTCCACAGCTTCAAATTATCGAACTGCGAACGTCCGCTCCATTGTCTAATCCACGCGACGTTTTGCTGTGAGGCGTTGGGGTTAGATTCAATCTCAATGTTAGAGCAGCTAAGGGTTGCGCCATTCAAGATAGCATATAACTTGAATGCCCAGATATGCATGTTTGTTACAGACGAACCGCCCTCATTATAAAAGCCTGCTTCCGACACCGATGCAATAGTGATGTTCGAAAAGAGAGAATCTTGTAATTTTGAATCAATACCCCTGTTTGCGTCATACACGTTAAACTTATCCACAACGCGCACTTCGCCGTTGTGATTAACGTAACTATAATGTTTCGCAGGTAACGTGTTAAGCAACAGTCCCGTTTTGAAATGCCGAACGCTAATGTTGCGAAGCACATAGGAACAACAAGTTAGTTCGATTCCTTTAGTGTCACCCGTATATGATTCCAACGCGTTCGTAATGGAGATATTTTCTAAAACAATGTCCGAACTGTAGCCATCAGCATTTAATGCATCTCTAATGCCGTTAACTCCGTCAGGAAAAACCAATTTAGTACCGAAAACTCCCGAGCCCATTAGATGCGTGCCACTAGGGATTACCAGCGTGTCGGCCACTTGATATTCTTTACGGGGCAGGTAAAGGATATATTTTCCTGCGCATGCATCTAGCCCCGCCTGAATATCGGTAAAGTTATCAATCGATACGATAGACTTTTCCTTGTTTAAGTTCGCTACGTCATTGCGCAGAATCGTAATGCTTTGCGTGTTAGCGTTTACCTTGGGGATAACAGTTTCGTTAACCAGTGAATCAAGCTGTTTTACTTCCTGCCTATACATTTCAATCTGCGCGTTGTAATTACCCGTGCAAGCCCAGAACGCTCCATTGGTAATGTCGACATCCACCGGCGTGTACTGACGCGTGGTAAAGCTGTTGCCCTGGTAAAGCACGATGGTAAGCGGCTCATACGCCCGCGTGTTGTCCCACTCGATGGGGTCAGCGAACATCGGCACATAACGTGCGCCGATGTACTGGGTTACGCCCTGTTGGATAGTAGCCTGCGCCTGCGCAATCGAGGTGGATTCGCTCAGCGCCTTGGCGATGATTGGCTGAAGTTGCTGCATTACCTCGTTGATTTCGGCTTGTGTCAATGCCATGTTTACTCCTATCCGTTGTAGTGGCACGTGGCCCAAAAGTACAAATCTGAGTTCGGCTCGATGGACTTAGCGCAGCTGATGCCGATTGCATCAATCTGCATGACGTTGGTACCGGTGGTATTAACCGCCGTGGCAACGCCCTTAATCCATGTCGGTGTTTTGGCAATGCGAGTTGCCGCGCTAATGGTGGTATCTGCACTTGTCTGGATGCGCAGACCGATGCACACCACGCCGCCGATTCGCACGGTATCCTGGAGCGTCAAAGTTACACCCTGGAGCACATCGGTAAACACGCCCTCGGTGGGCTGGTGGGTGGTTTCCGCCTTGCTCGGCGCATACTTATAGACACCATCAGACGTGATGGCGTGCTCGTCATCGGCGTTATTGTTGACGTCATGCGTCAACTTAACGCCGCCGAACGTGATATCATCGGCAACCTTGACGTTTAGCTTGTCGTTGACGTACTCAAGGCCGTTGCCTGCCGCCGCCTTAAATCGGCTGTCGATAGTGTCGCTCATAACGCTTGCGTCATAGCGTGTGTTGTCGATAACGCCCTGACCGTTTACCGTGTAGCGCAAAATCAGGCGCCCATATTCCTCGGTGCCATAAATCGCGCCGGTGTCAAACTGCACATCAGACCACGTGGCCGGGACATACGCGCAAAAATATCCATCCGAGGTCAGGCCAAAATATACGCCGATGCCAAGCATATCTTTGATGATGCCCTCGGCATTGGCTTTAACCCATGCGGCAATCTGTTCGGCGTAATAGTCATCAAAACCGTGCTCTTTAAACGCGTTAAACTGCTCCCACACCTTGGCGAACTCAGCTTCGACCTGGTCTTTTTCGGCCTTGGTTTTGGCAAGATTCAGCGCATGCAGATACAGCCAATGTATCTGGTCCTCGGGCGTCCGCATTTCCGCGAAGCTCTTGCCGTCAAGCCCGGTATAGCCTGGCATGGTGGGGGACACGTTCGCGGCCTGGGTATCGGCGGCGTTTTGATTCTCGAGCGCTCGAAACCCGTACGGGCTAAACATCCCCATTGCCACCATCGCCCTTCGGCTCGATTTTGGCCCGCTCATCAATCAGCTTGATAAGCGCGTCAACGCGGCGGATGCACGTGCTGATTTCTTGGCTCAGCGGATTTAACGTGTTATACGCGTCAATGTCGTTGTCCATCATGGCGTGCTTCGCGTCAAGCTCGAAACACAGCCGCATGCTATCCAGCTGTACGCGCATATACATGTAATCATCCTTGCTTTGCACCCTCGTACCTCCTTACTACATCGGCATATCGTCCCACGTTTGCATAAACAACGGCTCCAGCAAGTTAAACACGAGGTTGTCCGTTGCCATGAAACTAGATGCCATCATATCATAGACGGCATTACCCACGCCGGAAATGGAGCTGTAGGTTGTGGCTGCCGTGCCATCCTGATTGCCGTTGTCGGTCTGCTTAGTCACACCCGTTAGATATTGCTCGCCGTCCGGGTTATCCAAAAAGACTTGCGGCGTGCTCGATGCCGTGGCTACGCTTTGGTTGCTGTTTTTGCCTTGCGTGGCCGAATTGCTTTTACCCTGCGTAGTTGCAAACGGGTCGAACTGCTCACGCCGTACCAGCTCATACACGGGGTTGATGTTAGGCATTTGTTCCACCATACGGCGGTTAAGGTAAAAGATAAACATTGCCGGGGTTTCACTTGCGATTCTGCGAAAGCAAAAATGATTGTAAATCGCACGGTTAAGTTTCTCCCGGTATCCCTCATCGAAAATCGGGTAGTCTTGCATTCCCCAATCATAGCCAAGGGCTTCCACCACATCGCGAAGCGTGTACTTATGCTCGTCAAGGGGGGCAAAGTCATTGTTGTTAAAGGTCGGCATCGCTATCACCCTCCACAGCGTCATCGTATCCCAGCAAGTCCGGGCTGCTCATATACATGTCTTGCCCCTCGGGTTCGGCGGGCATGTGGGGCACGCTCCACTTTACCGAGCAATCCCAGCCGTACATGTCGTTGATACGTTCGCAAAATTCCTGGCGGGGCTTTAGGAAGCTATTACGCTGAATCATGAATTGCTCGTTGTTCGCCAGGGTTTCGGCGGTCTGCACTCGTTCCTTTTTCTCCGCAGCTGCGTTGTTGTCGATGCCTAGCATCGTATACACGGCAGACACGATTTTAAGCTCATCATTTAATATGTCGCTACCCGCATATGCCGCTTTGTTCATGGTCTGCAGGACCTGCACGCTCATGTTCTGCATGCCAGAAGGGTTCATATAGATTGCGGGTTGTCCGGAATCAATCCGGTTATACATGTCCTGGGCTTGCTTTTTGCCGTACTCGTCCACGCTGATGACGTACGGCACGCGCATAGCCCTAACGTGCTGGTCAACGGTTGTATCCATGTCGGCCAAGCGCTGGGCCTGGCGGTCGATAAGCTGCAAAATCGGGAAACGCGCGAGGTTATCCCAACATATAACGGCATCGGAAGGCATGACAACCGTTTTGGTACCGTACTGATTGCCCACATGCTTAAACCACCAATTGCAGTGGCGACGCTGGCGCTGGCCGTTCGGCGTGTAAACATCGATGGTGTTTGGATTGCGGTAAAGGTCCAGGTTGCCAACGGGATTCATGCGCCCACACCAATACGTTAGCACGCCGCTGGTGGAGCGTTTCGTTGCGGCGAATGAGCCGTAACCGCACAGCATCGTTTCCAAATAACGCGAATCGATACCGTCCGGCAATCCTTCCCACTCAAAGCGGCTGATTGCCGCCGTCCAAAACAATTGCCGCCAATAGTCATACGTGCGATATTGCTTAACGCTTGCCTGCCAGCGTTTAACGTAGCGCTTGCCAAACATAGACACGTTAAGCGGTGTGAACTCGGTTGGGTCTAGCATCCAAGGTTCCATGCATCCTCCTTACTTTAATACTCGATATTATACAGCGGGGCGTTTACAACAGGGGCAATGTTGCCTATCTCAGAGGGGTTGCCCCATACGGTAACGCCCTTTTCCAGCACGCCTCGTATTGCGTCCTTTTCGGCCTCATTTGCCTTCGCGCACGTGATATAAGTCTCAGATACTTTCCAGTAGCTAAAATGATTCATGATTTTAAGTGCAGTCATTTTAGCGTTTCCGAAATTGTAAAACCGCTGAATCTTATACCCGTAACGTGCCCAAAAATCACAGACCGTGCGCATTGCCGCACCACCAGCCGTTTTGTAATTAACGGCGAAACCGACAAGCCCGTTTTTCCACATAAATCCTTGGCCGCCCATCTGGCCTACCGTGGACGGGGCTTGCAATGCTGCGTCCTGCACCGTGGCGTTAATCGCCGCAATCTGGTTAGCATAATCGCCACGCGCAGCGTATTTTGCATAATCCAAATTTTGTCCGGCAACCTGACGGGACAAATCTTGGGTTGCGTTAAAGGCAAGGTTTCCCGTTTGGCGCTGCGCAAGGTAATTAGCGGCTCCAGCCAAGGTAACCTCGTTTGAGCTGACGGCTTGTTGCCCGGTCAAGCGGTTAATCCCGCCCTCCAGCATGCCGACGGCCTGCCCGGCATAATTGGCAATCTGCGGTGCGCCAATCGGCCCCTGGTCATAACGGTTGGCCTCGTTGAGCGCTGTTTGATTCATGGCCTGGGTATAAGCCAAATCAGACGCAGCATTGCTTTTAGCATTCTGCCAACCGGCGCTTTCGTACTGATATGCACGGGTGTGCGCCGTTGACGCAAGGTAGGTAATATAGTTGCTGTTGACAATCGAAAATTGCGGAAAGTCAGCCAACCATAGGCACGAATCCAAGAAATCGCCGCTCGGGATAACGCCGGTATGGTCCGAACCGTCGAACCCATGCCACGTGTATTGATTGTAGTTAACGGGCTGCCCGCCCTCGAAAGCCTGGCCGTAGTTGGTTGGGAAAACGCCTATTCGCGCGAATGGCGCAACAGCACAGCCGATGACCGTAAGCGCAAGGGTGTTGCCGTACACCAGCTCAGGCTTGACGAATACCGAGTTGCCATTGTAAGCGGTAAGCTCGATGACCGAATACGGGTACGTATAGGCCTTATATAGATCGTGATACCCATCAGGCACGCCGTTCGACAGCTGCTGATAGATGTTGCCGGTGGTTGCGTAGGTTTTAAGCGGCAATTCCAGCGTGTCGGTCTCGCCGAGAAACTGCATCGTGATACCCGAGTTACCGAACAGCTGCACATCCGTTCCTGCCGACAGCAAACGGGCCGGGAAGGTGGAAACGGATTGGATGCATTGCGCGACCCAAGATTTTTCCTTCATGGCATTAAGCACTGCTTTAAACGTGGATAGCGTCATGCTGTATACATTACAGCCGGACGGGATGCCATCCGCGTTCTGGCCGTCCGCAACGTTAAGATTCGGGTTGTCGGTTGTGCCCGGGTCGGCAGCAAGGTCTGCACTGCTGATGATGATGATTTTACCGATATCAAAAGTAGACGCATCCGTCAGCGGGTACCATTCGTGGTTAGCAAGAACATACGAATCGCCAACGTCCAAGCCCTCTGGGACATTAAGATATTTACGCAGGTATTGGCCCTGAAGATTTTGCACACCGTTTTTAAAGACGGCGTTAGATACAGCCATGTGCCCACGCTCTACGAACATGTTACCCAGACATACGCCAAACTGATACGTCTGTATAACGTCCAGTTGCAACGTTAATTGCGTTGTGCCAGGTGCCACGTAATCGGTAGACAAAATAAAGTAGCACAGCTTAAGCGGCTGTTCCTCGCCGTCAACCGGCTGCATGGGGTTTTGGACCACGGCATAGTTATATTTGTAGGCGGCTGAATACGGCACCGGCACGCTGATAGGCTCGTTTGGCCTGCAATACGAAAAACGCTTTGACCGCCACCCGGTGCCACTAAGGGCCTGTGCATCAAGGTAGGCGTTACGCTGCTGCACATCATCCCAGATAACGATGTCACGATAATTGGCATCCCACGGCACCTGCATTAACGTTACCTCGGTGCCAACCGGCCATGTGTTGGGTGTTAACTTTTGTGGTACATCTGGCATGATTTACTCCTTAAACACAAAAATGGGGCGCATTACGCGCCCCATTATAACAAGGTTTAAGCTTTAAGCCTCAACCGTGACCTCGACCTTAGCCGTGACATTAGCCTCAGTCGGGTTACCGCCCTTTGCCACAAGGACGACGGTGGTGCTGCCAACAGACACGCCGGACACGGTAAGCACGTCATCGGCAACAGCAGCGACCGTGGCAACGGAATCATCAGCACTGTACGCCTCATAGCGCTTATCGGTCGCGTCGGTGGGGGTCCAGGTCAACGCGCTCGTGGCATTCGCGCCTACCTTGACAGTCACCTTTGCACCTGCAACAGCAGTTGCGTACGTGGCACCCGCGATGGTAAAGGTGTACACCGCCTGATACTGCCCATCAGCAACGGAGGTGGCGGAAACCACAACCTTATCAATGCCGTGGCAGTTGCCCGAATGAAAAACGCCGTTGCTGTCGATATACATTTCAGCGGGCAAAGTCTGGCCTGCGCCGCTGCCGTTAAACGCCTTAATTTCGTACATGACCGCCTGATTCGGGCCGTTCGTGCCCTCCACCTTGGCGACAAGCTGCACCGCGTCACCAGGGTTAATAGTCTTAGACTTGCCGCCGGCAACGTCGGTAAGGGTCACACCCGTGTACGTAGCAGGCAGTGCTGCAATCTCCGAATCGGGGCGCGTGCTGAACATGACCGAACCCAGGAAGAGAGAATAGCTTAGAACCTGCCACACACGCATAAAGGTGTTGTACGACAGATTGTCAGGATTCATGGGCGCAGTTGCGGTTACCTGGAGGGTGTCGGCAACCTGGAACCATTCCTCGTCAAGCAAAATCGCCTGGCAACCGGCGATGGGCAACTCGTCCAAAACAATGACCTCGTCAGCAATAAGGCGCTGATTATCCTCGTTAAAGGCGTATGCGTTGACAGCAACCTTGAGTGCGGCTTCCACGTCCGAATCGATGATTGCAATCAGTCGATTGGAGCGCGTAGCAAGGCCCTTGTTGCGGCCCTCGGGGGAGTATTCCGTTCGGAAATACTTCATTTTGCTGTAGGTTGCGCGCATGGCTTCAATGAGCTTAACGCCTGCCTGCACTTCCTCCTCATGCGTGAGCGTCTTGTTGTGGAGATCGGGTACCTGAATGTTCCAGAAGCCCCAAAGGTTGTCGAACGTATTCAACAGGCTGCGCATCAACAGGTATTCGTCATTGTTCGCCGATGCAATCGGGGCGGCGGTCAGCGAATTGAAGAACGCCGAAATGGATTCTCCCTCGATAAAGGAGCCGCGCAGCACATCCTCCATGGGAATGTTGATGACGTACTTATCGCGGCGGTTTTCGGTGTGAAAAATTTGGTGAATATCAGGCTCGCGACCATCGCGACCGAACACATTTTCAGCCTGCGCGTCATAAGCACGTGCCTTGATAAGGTTAGCCTGCACCTCCTGGATGGTTCGCCCATAACGCAGGGTGGGGCGCTTCAACTTTGCCAGGGGATTAGTAAAGTTCATGCGATCATTAATCTGGACACGTCCGATACGGGCCAGAAACACGTTCCAGAACACATCCCAGGACGGCGAGTAGTGATTCATGGCACGCAGAGTTTCGGCCACGCTGCCCTGCGTAGTTGCGGGGATTCGCTGCTGGTAATCGTTAGGCGCATACTTTCGAACGGTATCCAAAATCTGCGCGTTGGTGAGGGTCAAGCGGCCCTCTTCATTCGTGAGTTTGCTTTTTGCCATGTTACCTCCTTAAAGGCCGAGCATACCGGCCAAATCCTCGTCATCCAAATCGATAGCCGCACCGTATTCCTCATCAGGCATATCAGCGTCCGGCTTACCGTCCTCGTCCTCAGCAGCAGCCGAAATGGTAGCCATCGCCGCAGCCAAACCTTGCACCTGCTGTTCCAGTGCGTCGATACGAGCCGTCATCGCGCCCCAATCATGCTCCTCCACTTCCTGCTGCTGTTCCTGCGCGGTTTCCTCCTCGGCGGCGCCGCCGCTTTCCTCCTCACGCGTTTCCTCGGCTTCGTTTCGAACGGTATCCAAAATCTGCGCGTTGGTGTGGGTCAAGCGGCCCTCTTTATTCGTGAGTTTGCTTTTTGCCATGTTACCTCCATTCGTATATGTGGACATGGGCATAATAGCACGAAACCCCGCGCCGTGATACGGCCGGGGTTTCAATAGGTGTCCAGCTAACAACGCACACCATGGGAAGCCTGCCAGCTAGGCGTGTACCGAGTTAGGGTTGCATTTACACGCCCCTATCCACGTGTGGCGAACAGCGATGCACCGGACGTTATTATTATGCGTGTAGTTGATACACGCTGTCAAGCAGCACCACGCCGCCGGGTACGGTTTTCGGCATTAGTTTTGCAAACAATGGGCAAATCTTTGTGTTTCCATCCTTGTCGGTAAACGCGTTGCTAAACCCATACTCGAAGTTATCCCAATTCACGAGCGCCTTAACATCATCAGGCATGCCTGCGCACGTGACTGAAAACTTGCCGTTCAAATCCCACACATACGCCTTAGCGCGTAAATGTTTGGCCCGGCTAAATGTGCCCTCCACCTTCCAATGGCACAACTCCTTATCATGGATGGGAATATTGGCAGGCTGCTCGGTACCAAGCAAGTGCAGCGAATCCGTATCGCAATACACGAAACGTTCACGATTATCCAAAATCGCAAACAGCAGTTCGCGCCGTGCATAGGCCGTGCAAAACACGCCAACGGGGATGTACACGGGTGCACGTGTTTCTTCTTCGCCGAGCACGTAGCGCACAATACCATCTTCTGCGTCATACACGGGTACCTTGCCGGTTACATCGGGATTTGTTGCAAACTTACCATATAAGTTGTTAAGCATCAGCTTGGCGAGCTGACGCAAACCGCCAGTTGACGTTTCTTTAACGTGGCCCCAGTAATCTATGTATCCGTCAAATAGCCCTTTTCGCGCTGCAAACTTATAGCCACCAGCGTACATAAGCACGTCAACATCATACATGCGTTGCATGATTTCCCAGTCAACAGACGTAACCGTGATTTCGACCGGTACCACTGTCTCACGCACGTACTCATGGTTGCCGTAAAAGCCTTTATTCTTAAGCTGTAACATCGGCACGCCTTCGGGCTTTAGGCTAAACTCCACCACCATTCGTTGCACATAAAGTGGATAAGCCGGGTCGTAGTCGTATCGCCCCTCGAAAATAACCGGTGCACCGCACGGGTATGGGTATTTCTTCATGACGGATGGGTACATCGAATTATAGTCAACCGAGATGCCCTCGCCAATTTCCACACCTGCGTATTTAGGCTCTACATAGGTAAAGCCCCCTCGGTAGGCCTTGCGAATATCACTATCCGCTTCGAGCGACAGGGTGGGAAAGTAGGTTTTAAACGCTTTTTTGCCAAACTGCTGCTTGAAAAACGCCATGGCGTTAGCGCCAATGGTCATTTTCTCCAGGCCCTGAGCAAAATTCTGTTGCAGGGCACGTGCGACAATCTGCACATCGTGGCTGATGTAATAGAGTTCGTCATCTGTGATTTTATGCCCAGGTTCGCGATATTTTCGATAGTCCAAATCACCCTTTTGCTCGGGGAGGTTAAACGTTTCAGCTATGCGTTTAACGGTCATGGGAAACACTTTGAGCGAATCTTGAAAAATAACCTTTACCCCGTTACCAAAGCACACCTCAAGCTGATAAAACTTGCCCTTGCTTGAAATAAGAGCAGAGAATTGGAGCCGCCCGGGATTGCGCTCACAATACGTGTAGCCGCAGCGCATGAGGTAATCTAGAATAAACTTACCGTCAAATGCAAGGTTGTGAAACCAAGCTGTATGCACGTCACCGCGCGAAAGCCAATTCATAAAAGTTTTTATTGAATTGCCATAATATACCTGCTCCGGAGCATCGATACGCGCAACAGCCCACGCCCATACGCGGCAATCTTTAGGGTCTGTTGTCGTTTCGAAGTCGGCTGATACCGCCCAACTCATTATAAAACCCCTGCGGCTTTAGCGCGTTCGCGAGCACGGTCCGCGCGTCTCCCCGCCACGCGCTCCATGTTCTTTTGAATAGTAATCATATCTTTACCCTGAGTAATGGACAACGCACGCTCCACATAACTACGAAATTGCCCATATGGGTCCTCAAAAGTTACATACTCGCCCTTCGGATTGTATTCGTATTTAAGCGTATCCCATGACGCGTAAACTGTTGATAGCAAGTCAAACGCATCTTTATCCATCTGGTGAACAACCTCCGCCAGTTCGTACTGGTCAAGTTTCCACAACATCTTCTCCATGGCGCTTCGCTGCAATCCACGATAATAACTAAACTTATGCTTATTACGCTCCTCAAAGCGCTTGATACGACGATGAGCAACCTGAACGGACTCTGGGGGTTCCATCTTCTCTACATCAATGGGGGCCAGCAAACCAACAATATCTTCGTAACTTGCTAAAATTCCCTCACGATTGCGGTAATACTTGTCCCATTCGCTAGGGGCAATACCCCTAATGCGCTCACGTTCGCTGTAAATAAACTGATTGCGCTTCTGCTGTAGGCGTTTTGCCTGGTCAATCAACTTGGTGGGTATGACGTTACCGCTTTTCACACCCGTATAACGTGTCTTACGATTCCACGCATCAAGCCGTTTTGCATACGCCCGCAGCTGTACGGGGGTCATAGATTTGATTTCTGCCCAGGGTTTGCGCGGAGAAATGGCTGCGATGGCTTCGCGGTTTGCACCTTGCTTGCGTAGCCTATATTCCTTGTCACGCGCACGTTTTTGCAGACGGCTAACGTCATACGCCATTTTGCACCACCTAAACAAAAGAGGGGACTTTACAGCCCCCTCATGCTATCACACGGCTTTACAAGGAGCCGGAAAATTAGAGCACAATAAACTGCTTCAGCTTGCGGCCACCGCCGAGTTTGCGCTCGGTAAACTCGATAGTGATAGGCTCGTTTGCAAAGTCAGAACCGTATGCCATGATAAGATTCTTGGCACAGCGGGCGATACCGTCAGACTGGCTAAAGTAAGCGCCCTGCTCGGTAATAAACGTGGTGCCTTCACACATAACCACTTCGCCGGTTGCCTGGTCCAGGCGCTCCGTGGGCTGTACGATGATGCCGGACAGAGTGAGCTGCTTAATATCAGCATCATTGAGGGATTCAGCAGTGTTCAGCGCGTTGAAAAGGCGCTTCTTACCTTCACCCGTGGTATTGTCAAAGGCCAGAGCCATGACGGTCTTGGCGGTGATAGTCGGGGCGGTCACGTTCTCAGTTACCATGACGGGCTTGGCGGTGATAGTCGGGGCGGTCACGTTCTCAGTTGCCATGATTTCGGTTACCATTTTAGTTCTCCTTTACTCGTTCGTGTGCGCAGGCAATGAATTCTTCAACACTCATGTAGTACACGTGAGTTTCCTGCTCTACCTTGTTGATAGTGATGGACTGGTCATTGTACTTTCGGCGGAAGTATTTACTGGCCTTCTCTTCAGTAGTGGGAAAGGTTGTGACATCGCAAAAATCTTCAAACTCCCCGTACTGATTTACGTGCTGACCAATGCAAGCCGTGGTGGTAATACTTCGCGTGATTTGACTTGTTCTGGGCATGTTGTGTTCACCTCCTTTGCTGAGCACTATGTTAACAAATGTGATTAGGGTGTCAAGGATTGTTTGTAGTTGTGTTGGGATTATGTGAAGGGGGTGGATTGGCGTGACTACGGACGGG